TTCCACGGTAGCCTCCCGCCTAAAACCCCTCCGTTTCACAACTCCCCACAAAAGCGCTGCTTTACACGATGCTCACGTACCAAGCTGTACCGTGCGATACCTTCCCAGTGGCAAAGACTTAGTACATCATCCAGTACATTGAGATCAGAAAGCAGAGGATGTACTAGTGGCAATCTCGGACACTGCGGCCAGGCAGGCCAAGCCGAAGGACAAGGCATACACGATCGCCGACTCCCTTGGGCTTTCCCTCTATATAGCCACCAGCGGCATAAAAAGCTGGCACTTTCGATTCACTTGGCTTGGTAAACAGGCGCGGATTTCATTCGGGACTTACCCGGATACAGGCCTAAAGGAAGCGCGCGCGCGTCGAGACGCCGCACGGGAAGACATTGCCAGCGGGATTGACCCGCGCAATTCGAGAAGGGAGAAGAAGGCCGAGATGATCGAGGCCGGGGGTCGAACCTTTCGTCGCGTATACGACGAGTGGCTGGCATTCAGGAGGGGGAATATTTCGCCTGGGACATACCGAATCATCAGCAACCTGATGGAGCTGGATGTACTGCCGGTGTTCGGCACACGGCAGATCGACTCCATCAAGCGCGCTGACGTCATCAGCTTGATACGCAAGATTGAGAAGCGCGGCTCGGTGGCCACTGCCGTCAAGGTGCGTCAGCGAACAGGCCAGGTTTTCAGCTATGCCATTGCAATTGGGTTGATCGACGTAAACCCTACCGCAGAGATGCACGCAGTCACTGAGCGCATGGGCCAGCACAAGCCTCACCCCTTCCTGCCATTCAGCGAAATGCCGAAAACGATAGCGGCTGTTCAAGAATCATCATCAGGCCAGCAGCTTCGAGCGGCATTCATGTTGATGATCTACACCGCGTCCCGCCCGGGAGAGGTCCGTCGCGCCGAATGGTCGGAGATCGATCTCGATGCTGCCGTATGGACGACCCCCGCCGCCAAAATGAAAATGCGCAGAGACCACTCGGTGCCTCTGCCTACTCAAGCGGTCGATCTCTTAAAAGCAATGCTGCCCATCACGGGCCACCTTCGTTACGTTTTCGTCAATCGCAGTGACTCGACGATGCCGATCGGCACCAACTACGCCAACAACGTCCTGGATGCCTGCGGCCTGACCGGAAAGCAGTCTCCACACGGTTTCCGCCATCTCTTTTCAACCGAGATGAACGGGAGGGGCTATAACCGAGACTGGATCGAGCGTCAGCTTGCGCACGCAGACAGCAGCTTCATCCGTGACGTTTACAACCACGCTTCCTATCTCGAACAGCGACGGTCAATGATGCAGGAGTGGGCTGATCTGGTAACGCCCGAGCGAGCTTAAGCGGATTGCCCGTGATCACGAATACTGTGAGTGACCACGCCCCACACTTCAAACGTGTCGCCTTCGAGAATGTGTCGATCCGGGTAGCCACTGCTGGCCGACCTCAGGACAGGCCGGCCATGCACGTAGATGAGGAACTTCACTGCTGGTTCCTGGTTGATTACGCCTATGACCATGTTACCGGCAACTGCCTCTCGTCCTTTGTCCACCACCAGCAAATCGCCGCTGAAAACGCCGGCGCCTTTCATGCTGTCGCCCTCGCACATCACCAAGTAAGTACCGGGGGCTCGAATGTTCAGTAATTGATCGAGGGAAATTTCGAGATGGTCGGGGGCGTTCATGGTCGGCTCAGGGCTGTATGGGCAGACAGCATTCTATGCTGATACGCCTTCTATGTAAGAGCTGCTCGTCCGCATTTGATCAAGGAACATCCTTGAAGAAGATGTGGTGACCGAGCTGGAGTGTCTGCTTGGCCTTCGCCGCCCATGCCGGCGCCTTGATGCTGGTGGCGTAGTAGTGGGTGGCCCCGCCGGTAGGGTCCGGCACCTTGCCATCGATCACCTGGTCAGCAGCGATGCGGCACTGCGCCAGCTCGCGGAACGGGATCTGCTTCACGCCGATCAGGAACTGATAGTTCGGGTCGGTCTTATTCCAGCAGCTGAACTGCCACGGCTTTTGGCACACGCTCGCGTAACCTTCACCCCACCACGACTTTTCCCTCCCATCAAACACACGGTTGCGGATCGTCCAAGCGACGGCGATCTGGCCGGCCGTTCCTTCTCCGCGCGCTTCGCCCCAGATCGTGTGGGCGAGGATGTCTCGGTCTTTCTCGGTTACTGGCATCACTTTTCTCCAGGCAAAAAAAATCCCGCTCGATGGCGGGTTTCGGTGTTCGATGCGGCTCAGGCTGCGTCGGGGCCGCTAAGCAAAGGCGCGGCGATGATTTCCGGGATCGGTGGTTCGGCTGGCCATACCGGCGCTTGATACCAGGTAGGCTGAACGGTCACCTTGCCCAGCGCGAACTTATAGGTTTTCCACGCTTTGAGCGTGACCAGCAACGCGGCCTGCTCTGCCTCATCCTCAGCCGTCGCCTCTCCCACTTCGATACCGAATCCGATCGTGTCGATTCGATCCTGAATGCGGGCAATCTGCGACACCGCTGTACTGTTGCGCGCGGCGAGCTCAGCTTTTGCCAGCGCCAGCGCTTCGGCAGCCTGAACAGCATCCTTCATCGCCTTGGTGATCAATTTGCTCCAATCGATATTCACTTGGCTGCCTCCGTGGGTTGCTCTGGATCCGCCAGTGGTTGCGGCAAACTCACCACACCCTCAGGAACACTCAGTAAAGGTTCCGGGTACGCCTGCTCTGGACTGAAATTGATGGGTAGCGGAAGGAAGATTGTGATCTCAAGCTCCCCGCTCTTTCGATCAACCTGTCCCGCGAACCAGGATGAGCTGATCGCCGTGGCCGGCAAGGTATCGCCCTCTTGAATGGGGGAAAAATCGAAGGTCTCGCCGTTTACCACAAGCGCGTCACCGATGCGGACAACGCTCAGTTCGGCGTCACTACGGATGGGTTGCAGATCAATCCTCATCAGAACCATCTCCCAATCGAAAAAATATTGAATGCCACGCTCGAAGTAACAGTCGACGATGCCGGGGAGGCGAGAAACAGACTGAACGTGTTGCCATTGGTGGCTTCTGCCAAGGGGCACCATGCTGCACGTCCCGCTGCAGAAGGGTCTCGCACTTGAACAAAAAGCAGCGGTGCGGCGGAAAACAATGCGGGCATATTGCCGACTATTGGCCCGGAAAAGCGGTTCGCTGCCACTGCAGACCAGCCGGGGGTGAGGCTAAGATATTGCGCAGTGATCATCAGACCTGACGCGAACTTCACCCATGACCCGGCGCTGCTCGAGCCGGATTCAAAAATTGCACCAGTAGGAACGCCGGCGTTTTGTGAGACCGTGCCAAGCACTGCCGCTACAGCAGCAGTTCCCAGCCCAAGCCCGGTGCGAGCGTCAGGAGCATTCTTACCGCCGGTTCCGCCTTGGGCCACAGAAAGCGCTGTGGTCAGAGCCGACAGGGAGTTGATGTCGCTGTTGGCGCCCGATTTGGCCGCGCCAAGGGTTGATCGCGCAGCGCTCGCATCGGCAGCACTCAACAATCCCTCAATGAAAATTGAAAGATCGTCGATTCCGGTACCGCCCTTGCTGGCCGGCAAAATGTCGTAGTTGCCAGTGGTGCCGAGCGCCGCCAGCTTCTCCCCGTAGTTATTGAGGATGGTGCGCACCTGGTCGGACAGGTCCTTCTGGTAGCCCTGCACCGGCATGATTGAGTAAAAACCGCCAGCCACTGTCGGGCCTTCGTAGTTCGGAGCGATCGACAATGCAGTGTTGCTGGCGATGTTGGTCACCTCATACCAGCGACCGTCCGGCCCGCGAAAACCATCACCGACCCGGCTGTTGGCAATGAAAGCAGTGCCTGTGCCGATCACGGCATTAGAATTTTGGGTGACAGAGACCGTTCCCGTCTTGTACCAGGGCATTGTGTATCTCCAAAAATGAAAGGGTCAGGCCAGCAATTTGGCGCAGAGGAATGGGCGATGGCCCTGATTGGTCCAGGCGGTGAATGCGAGGCTGTACATCATGATTCGCCCGTTGGCGTAGTCGACGCCGAGCGCGCAACTGCCTCCCGAACCTTCGCTATGACAGCTCATGGTGAAAGGGTTGAGAGAAACATACTCGCCAGCTCCAAGCGCTTTATTGATCGCCCAGATATAGCGACGGCCCACGCTCAGCTGCTCTGTCCCGATGTATGTCCAGTCCCCTGCTGCAAAGGTCACGATGACCGCCGGGGCTCCGCTGTCGTAGCAAAGCGCGCCGCTTGGGTCCCATAGGCGAAGCCCATATGCAGCAGTGCCCATAGAAGTCCAAGCTGCTACGAAGTACTGCCCGCTCAACGATTCGTTGACCTTGGAGGCGTTCATTGAAAACCCCGTCCAATTGCCCGGGCCTCCGGTGAACCAGACTGTATATGGAACCTGAATTACTCCCGTCTGATCAGGCCGTATGAAAACAAGCGGCGGATCTTGGCTCGTTATTGCTCGGGAGAACGTTGCCGTGGCATTGGCCGTCCCTGAGTATGATCCTCGCGTCAGCATGCAAAGCCGTGGAGCCTCCGAGTCGATTTGCACGAAAGCATTGTCATTAATGCTCTGGAATCCATAGCTCATGTCGAATACCTGATCGCGTACGCCTTTGCGACGACCCGCGATTGAATCGTACCGGCACTGGAAGACGGGTTTTTGGGCAGAACAACAACCTGCCCAGCTGACGTCGTAACGAATGGGTATGATTTCTGGTTCGCAGCGCCGTCTCCTTCGGCTGGCTGCACGTCCTGTGCTCTCGTCGGGATGATCATGAATACGCAAGTAGCAGGATTGAAGCCAGGGATGTTCAGTGTGTAACTGGGCACAGTCCCGCTGAAGTCAATCACGCCCTGCCAGATCACCTGATAGGTGAAGCTGTTGGTGTCCATAGCGAGCTGACCGCTCTCGTTAAAGACACGCAGTCCAAATAGCGCCATTGATTACCCCAGATAGCCGAGACGAACACGAAGCACGTTGTTGGCGTCGTAGACCGAGACGTTCAGTGAGTTGATCACCAGGCGTCCCTGCCCTGGAACGATGCCGTTTATTTCGAGCGTGCCGTCTTTGTTCAGGATCCAGCCTTGCTGGCCGGCGATGTAGTTAGAAGAGCTGATGTAGTTGCCGATCTTCGCGTTGGTGATCGAGCCGTCCATGATGAACGCCGAGTTCATGAACACCTGACCACCCTGCACTGCAAACGGAACCGAGATCGCGCCGCCGGCGATGGTGTTGACGATGGCGAACCGGTCAGCGCTGACTAGGAACTGACTTTGCAGCCCGGCGCCGGTGTTCTCGATGCCGAGGCCGATGCCGGCTGCGATGTACTGACCTGTCCCTGAGTTGTATTGCATCTTCACCGACCAGCTTGTGGTGATTTTGCCGTTCACGTCATTGACGATTGACGTGTTCTGCTCAATCGCCGCCTCTTGATTGCCGACCGTTGTGCTCAGTTGGGTCAACTGCTGAGCTGTTGCCTGCTGGTTTGTAACAACAACCTGCTCGAGCTCGGTAATGTTCGCCGCGTTCGCTCCGATTTTTGCGTCGAAGGTCGTTATACGCCTTGCCATTGCCTCGTTCTCGGAGGCTCGAACCTTCGATTCGGAAGCGATGGCCGCAGTGCTGGTGTGGCTTTTGATCGCGTCCGCGAGATCGCCAGCGCCGTCCTCGTCGCGGTATGAGGCGCGAAGGGCTTCGAAGGCTGTCGCTTGCGCAGTAACCTCTCCGTCGAGTTCGATGATCTCGGTGGTATTGGTCGCCACCTGCTGGGCAAGGCCGTTTGCCGTTTCGATCGACTGGCCGACATCCAGCCAGTAGTCAGCATTCGGCGGTGGGGTGTTGATCGGCACCTGCTCGGTCGCTTGGTAGATGCGCCCATCTTCGACCACCATTTGCCCGGCCTCATAAATCTGGTCAGGCTTGTAAGCTGAGAGGCCATCGAGCGCGTCGATTTGATCCTGGAGGCCGGGAATCTTGTCGATTTCATCAGCGAGCTCCTGCCCCAGCTCCGTCTTCGTGATTTTCCCACCAAGAGCGGCCAGGTATGCGGAGACATCGTTCGAGGTCTGAGCAGGCACGTAGAGAAACGAGCTTTTCCCGTACGCATTGGAGGAGCGGACGAAATAGTAGTAGTTCTTCCAGAACCCCAGCCCAGTGTGCGTAAAAGAAAGCCCCTGACCCAAGTACTCGGCGTCATTCGAGGTCGCAGTCGGCGAAGTGCTGAAGAAGTATTCGTACGTGCCGCCGTTCAGTCCGTTCTGAGAGTTGCTCGGAATCAGCACAATGTTGTCGATCGACGACTGCACAACACAGCTTTCCGGAATCGGCGGGCCGTTGATGCTGACGGTGATCGTCACCTCACCTGAACGCGCCATGGGGCCGGCGGCCGCCACGCTCATGGTGTAGTTGCCGGACGGCAGTCCATTGATGGCGCACTCCGTCGACGTCGCAGGAACGTTATGCGACTGAATTGCGGTAGTGCCCTGTCGGACGATGACGATGTACTCCTTGACCACGCCAGCAGGAGGCGTCCACGACAGAACACCCTGCGTCACCTCAGCCGTGGTGTCCTGCGTCCACGCGAGATTCGTTGGCGTGCCCAGTCCGCCGGATGGCAGATTGATGAAGCCAATCGGGTTGTAAGGCTGACCGACGGCGTCATCGAAGATGGCAGGCTCGTACTGCTTTACCTGAACCGTGCAGCCCTCACGATCGCCCATCGACCAGTCGGAGACGATGAACTCGCCAAGGATGTTCAGCGACGGGAGATTTACCCGCACCACGCGGCCCGGCCGGCAGTTGTATCCGGCGAAGTTCATCGGGATGCTGATAGCGCCACCAGCGCGGCGCCGGCGCAGTTCCATGTTCGCCAGGCGCTGAGCCTGATAGGGATCGGTGACATAGGAATAGGTCAGCGTCTCCGCCGCCTCACCTCCGTCCTCAACGATCCATTCGGCTACGCTGACTTCCGGGTAATCCGTCTCGGTCCAGGACTGTTCCGGATCGATGAACGTGCCGCGCACGGTGTTGATTGCTGTGTCATTGGTTGGCTCAGTGCTGCCGGTGACGGTGCCGATCACCATGTCCTCGGTGATCTCGAAGTCGTACGGACCGTAATAGGCGCCAGCCTGGAACATCCAGCGGCCACCAACACGAATCAGATGGCCGCCCGACGCTGCTTCCAGCTTCTGCAGAACGCCGGTGCGCTGCTCGTCCGCGCCGATAACGCAGCCGGTGCGATACCGCTGGCTCGTCGAGCCGTCGGCATTGGTTACGCCTTCGTCGCAGACGTTGGCAGCGCTGGCGAAGGTCTCGAAGACGATTTCATCGTCCGGCACGTTGCAGCGGTTGCGCAGGAACCAGAGCAGATGCAGCGCAGTGTTTGCGCTGTAACCCGCCGCCCCGGTGCGCGGATCGTAGATATCATTCCGCCCGCGAACCACAAAACGCGTGTCGGGGATACCCGATGGAAACTTCTCCGCGCTGTAACGCAAGGAAACCCGCACGTAGGACAGGCCGCGACCGATCTGCGAGTCTTTCCAGTCGGGGCAGTTGGCCTTCAGGAACGCGTTCACTTGAGTCGGATTGACTACCAGCTCGTAGCTGGCCAGCGGTCCGAATGCGCCGATCTCTTCCTCGCCGAGGTAGATGTTTTCGAGGGCATCGATCGCCCCCTCGCACAGCACGTATACCAGGTGGAGCCATTCACCCTCACCCTGAGCGCCGGTCTGCTCCTGCGCCCATACCAGGACGCCGCCGGTGGAAACGCGCCCAAGGATGAAGCGCACCGGGGCTTTTGAGGACCGCACGGTCTGGGCAGACGGCTCGTTGTCGCGCAGGGGTGACTTGGTGTTGAGCTTTTCTTGCTGCTCGGCTGCGTAAAAGGCAAGCGCCGCGCCCGCGACCGCGCCCCATGGGTTACCGGTCTGCAGAAATCCTGCTACGGCCCCGACCACAACCGCACCGAGTTTTTTAACGCCGCCGCTCATTCAATTCTCCACGCGGCCAGTGGCTCGCACTCAATCCGGGCGGCGCCGTCATCGGTCGCCGCCCAGTAATCTCCAGCCCAGAACACGGCCATGCTTCGGCCGCCGGGCGCGTCGTACAGCACGACGTCACCGCGCTGGATGAATGGCAGTGGCACGCGGGCAAAGTGGGTATCCCAAGCCGCCTCAAGGCTGCCGTGCTGCTTCTTCAGCTGCCGTTTGGCACCGGTTTCCGTCGTGTACTTGCCCCGGTAGTTCTCCGCCGGGTCGACGCCACACACCGAGGCCGTGCAGTCGGCAGCGAACAGGCAGCAGTCAAATTCACCCCATGAAAAAGGCCGCTCTTGGGCGGCCTTGATCGTTTCGTTCAGACGGGTTGTCCAGTCTCGGTAGCGCATGGCTAGCTTCCATAGGTGAATGTCGGAGCGTCCTTCTTCGAGCCCCAGTAAATGGGCCACTCGGACATTTGGGCGATGGCGTAGAAAAACCGGTCACCCTGATGGCGCGCGCGGTGGTTTTCGTCGGTGAATCGCTCGGTACCGGTGCGGCTCCACTCAGCCATGCGATCGATGACCGGGACAGTGATGCTATTGCCGTCCTCACCATTGCCGGCAAAAGAGAACTTTGCCGCGTCCATCCGGCCGGAGAACAGGATGTCCGCCGCGTAGTTACCGGCTTCGTCGAACACCACGAACATGACTTTGGCCATCCGCCCACGGCAGCCCCGGACGTTGGTTTCGGAAAGGATGTAGGCATCCAGGCCGCTGAGTGTCAGCTCGACCGACATTGGCGACCCGGAGTTGTCGCTCTCCTGCGACTGGCTCACCTGGCCGAAATTGCCCACGCCGAGGTAGGTAATGCCGTCGATTACCAGATCGCCGGTACCGGTGTGCGCGAAGACCATGCCGTCGACGAAGTCGAGCTGCACGGCGTACACCGGCATGAATCGGCCGGTCGCGATGATGTTCACCACGTTCTGGCTGAACGGGAATGCTGATGGCATCAGAACGCCTCCCTGAATTGGTAGCTGCCGTTGGCGATCACCGGCTTTACGGACATCGCCCAGGTGTCGGTGGTCATGCGCATTTCGGAATATGGGTTGAGGTACTCGACGGCGGTACCGGCTGTGAGCGTCCTGCGGATCCGCTTGTTGAGCGACACCGTCACCCTGCCCTGCGCGTTCGCCGATGCCGCATCGGTGATCTCGAACATCTCACCCGCGATGGTGATGTAGTCCCCAGCAGCGAACACAGCGGCGTTCGCCGGCGCGCCGCCGATGACCATCGACCGCGCCTGAGCATTGCCGGTGACCACTGAGAGCACGCCGACGCTGTTGGTTCGCCGACGGGTGAAGGCCGGCAAGTTGAAGGTGCCGAACATCCCATCCAGTCGCCCGAGAAACGCCGACAGCTCGCGCTCTTGGGCTCTGGTGAGTAGTCCGAAGGTCAAGGTGCACTGCCAGTAAGCGCCCGGGTAGCCGACGATCTGCTGGGCATTCGAGAGCGTCGAGGTGAACGCCCTGCTGTTGTTGACGATGCCCCACGTCATTTCTGACGGGCGCAGCGAAGCCGGCCACGTGAGAGCCATGCAGTACTCCTTGGGGAAATCGGGGGGTTTTTAGAGTTTGTGGATTTTGCTCAATGAGCCGCCCGGCCCGAGAACCTCAGAAAATGATTGCTCGTAGCCGGTCTGCATGTGCCGCGTGCAAAGCTCTATGAGCTCATGAATATCAGGTCCGACCTCATCGCCGCAGTGCAAAACTGCAGCGATACGCCCCATGACTTGAGCGTTCAGTCGTACACGCTCGCGCCATACGTGGGGCGCTGCCTTCTCGTCTACGCCTTTGAACAGCGTCGGCGCGATAGCTGTGCTGATCACGCTAATAAGCTCTGCAACGTCCAATTCACTCATTTTCATCGATTTCTCCTAATCAGTTGCATTGCTGGTCCGTTCTGTTTGAGGTCACGCAGCACCATTTCGTAGCCACCCCTCATGCCGCGATTCGCGCCGTCATCTGCAGCCTGTTTGAGCAATTGAGCAGTGTTTTCGTCAGGATTTCCCTGGAAATGAAAGTGCTGCTCAATGGCAGGCAGGCTCATCGTTGCCGATGTCGTAGCCGACCTGGACGTGGACGCGCCGCCCACATACCCACCACCAGCATAGCCCTTGGTGTTCGCGTTCATGCGCTCGAGGAATTCCCGTGCACCTGGCTGGTTCACTGCTTCCTTGCGGACCACGAACTCGCCGCCGTGCACCACGCCCTTCGGTTCGAACTTGCCGCCGTCGCCGGTATAGCCGCCGTCAGAGAAACCGAACTTCGAGCCGTAGCCAGCGGCAGATGCGCCGAGCGTGGAAGACGTTGCGCCCGCCGATCCGGCCGCGAGGCCGTTGCCGGCAGCAGCGCCACCGGCGGTCAGCCCGCTGAAGATTGTGCCAAAGATGCCGACCGCCGCCTGCCGCACCTGGATGCGGATCAGGTCGGCGATGATGCCGTCCGCCAGATCTTTGAACGACAGCTTGCCGGTCTTCACGAACTGGATAATGCCGTCTTCCATGTTGCTGAAGGCGTTGGTGAACAGGTTGCGGGTCTGGCCGGCCACATCGCGCGCCTGCTCCGAATAGGTCTGAAATGCCGACGAAGCGCCGAGCGCCCAGTCCGATTGGGCCTTGTCCACATCCGTGTAGTACTGCTGCTGCATGGCGAGACGGGTTTGCAGCGCCGAACGCAGGGCTTCGGTCTGCTGGTTGTACAGATCGGTCTTGCCGGCAGACCTGTCGCTCTTGTTGTAGTCGTAGGTCAGCCGATCCATCTGTGACTGGTACGACTGCTGGATGCTCAGCTGCTCCTTCAACCGCTGACGCTGCTGATCGCCCATGCCGAGGCCTGCCAAATCGTTGTCCAAACCGGTCTGGGCGGTCTTCAGCTGCGATTGCAGGTTTTCCTGAAACGCTGCGAGCTTTTGTCGCTGCTCCGCAGCAGTGGCCAACAGCTCAGTCTGCTTTTCCAGTGAAGCGTTTTGCTTCTGCTGCGCCAGATTGAGGTCCGCCATGGCGAGGATCTGCTTCTGTGCAGCAGTGAGCGTTTTCTTATCTTTGAGGTCGGCGATTTGCTGTTCCAGCTCGAGCAGCTTTTTGGCTTCGGTGCCGAGTGATTTTGTGCCGTCGGCTTGGCTGCCTATGAGCGCGTTTTGCTGCTGTAGAACTGCGTAGCGCTGCCTTGCCTCGTCGAGCATCCGCTGACCAGCATCCTCAGTCACTGCCTTCGGCTTCGGCTGGCTTTTGTCGAAACGCGCCTGAATGGCAGCGACCTCCTTGTCGATTTCAGCCTGAGATTTTCCCGCCTCTAGGCCAACCTTTCTCGCCTCGGCGATCTCCAGAGCGAGCTTTTTCTGCTCCGACATGTTCTTGTTGGTAATGGAGAACCATTTCTCATCGGCCGAAATTGTTGTCCTTCGCTCCTGAAGCTCATGAGATGCCGCTTCCGTGCGCTGAACCTGCGCATCAACCGCTTTTTGGGCGAGCTCTACCTGCTTCTCCAGCCCGGTGATCAAGGCCTTGTCGCCAATTTCCCGCGCGCTTTCCAACTGACTCTGAAGATGCTGCAACTTGAACAGCTCTGGGCTAGCGGAAAGACCGGTTTTCAGTTCGTTCCATGCAGAGGAAACGCTGGTCTTTACGTCATCCCAAGCTTTTGCCAGGCCCCTCGTTGACTCAACCATTTCCCTGTTTCGGGCGCCCATCTCGTCAGCCACCGCGCCGGCCAATACCTTGATGGCCTCCATTCGGTTGCCCTGCTGTTCCAGCGATCGTATCTGTTCGTAAACTGCTTGAGTGATTACGCCATATTTGTCGCTGTACTCCGCAGCGAGATCGGTGACGCTTCCTTTTGTTCGCGACAGCTGATCAGCAATTTCGCCGGCGTTCTTGCCGGTGGCTACGGAAAGCTCCGTCGAAGCTCTGGCGACCTCCGTAAACGCATCACCAACCAATCTGCCGCTGCCGGCCAGCGCCAGCACAGCCTGCGTAGCCTCAGTGAAATTACGACCCTTTGCGAGGCTGTTAGAGAGAGCGATCAGATCATCCGCTGTTCGCCCGGCCGCGTCCCCGGTGATGACAAGAGCCTTTCGGTACTGCTCGGCCTGTTCGTAGCCTTTGTAGGCAGCGAGAGCAAAAGCTGCGATAGCCGCACCCGCAATCGTAAATGGATTGACCAAGCCAGCAACATAACCGCCCAAGGCCTTTGCGGCAGGACCGATGCCACCGAACATATCTTTGAGTTGACCGCCTTGTTGCAGCAAGACGGTAAGCGGAGCCTGCCCTGCTTGCAATGAGACCGCGATGTCGGTGAATTGCGCCGGCACACCACGCAATGCTGCGGCAGTCGCTTTCGCCGTCATCCCAGTCTTACCGAGGTCACCATTAAGGCTACCGAGCGCAGCACGCTGAGCCGTAATTGCAGTCGACTGATCTCGAATAATGCTGGAAAACTCTTTATACCCAGCGTCCCCGATATCTCCTCGCTTGAAAGCTGCTGCGAGTTCCGCCTGACTTCTCGCAAGCTCCTGCTGTTTCTTTCGCAAAGGATCGAGCCTGCCTAAAAGCTGTTCAACTTCCTCCCGGTAGTAACCGTAAGACTTTCGCGCACCATCAGCGCTTTTGCCGGACTCACTGAGCCCCGCTCCGACTTTAGCCATCGAGCGCTGAGTAGGAATCCCCAAGGACTCCAGCTCTTCAAGCGCCTTGCGGGTGTCAGCAGCCTTTTGCTCAGCGTCTCTGCTATCGATTTCCAAGACCAGCCGTGAGGTCTGAGCCATAGGTTTCTCCGGGCGAAAAAAACCCGCTCAATGGCGGGCTAAAATAATCTGAAATGTAATCAGCTGTAGTCTCCGCTGATTTTGTCGCGGAACATCACGGTAGTCGAATATCCCAGCCGCTGTTCAATAGCGTCCGCGGCTTTTTCGGCTTCAGATTTGCTTTCGAATGCGCCGGCTCCGACGCCGCCAACTTTGAGCATTTCGACAACCGGGAATCCAGCCCCGGCAATGGCGTCAGAAACCATTATCCGCTCTTCCTCGCTGGCGCAGATTACCCTCGCAACCCAGCCGAATCGCAGCGCGGACATTGCTTGAGAGGATGCTTTACCAACATCGCCACCGCAGTGCTTGCATTTAACCGCGGCATTTTTGATGTTCTCTGCGCAGAGTGGGCAAGGCCTAGTATCGAATGTTGACTCAGGAGCAGCTTGGGTTCTGCGGCCGAAGATCACCATCAATAAGCCGGCAATCAGAATAACTCCACCGATCAAGGTGTAGTTCTGCCGGTCGGCCATCAACCCCAGGTTGTTAACACGGCCAAGTCCGGACGGAACAGAAACATCCATTGTTGTCGCGGCAATCATGACGATGATCCCAACCGCAACGATCAACAAACCAAATCCCCTCATAAGCGCTCTCCCTGAGTAATGGCAGCAATCTACCACCATCCGCAGGAAGCACCAAAACCCCGCTGATGCAGGGTGATGGGTGAAAGTTTTGTCAGGCTGCTCTGTGCTTAGACCTCAGGCGCAGGTTGCTCAGCGCCGCGAGGGCGAACTCGAAAAGGTCGTCAGTAGAAATCGGGATGTCGCCAGGGATGTGCGCGATGCCCTTCAAAAATTCCCGGCTCGACAACACATAAGCGTCATCAGGAATCCGCGTGATCTGCTGCTCACCTTTGTGATTGAAGCTGAGCATATAGCGGCCATCCTGGCCGACATCGAAATACGGCTCTGCTGGTTTTGGCAGATACTGGCCTTCGATGGCATATGCAGCAACGAAATTCATCGCTGATTCAAGTTTTTCAGCGGGAATGTCTTCCCCGCGCACGACGCTGAAAGCTTTGTGTACCTGCGACCAGATGTGCATGCGCGCGCTTTGTTTGGCGCGCTTATCGAGCCGGCTGATCTTCCCATCGATCACAGCAGACAGGCAGTGAAAGCCATCGGAGCCGATGGTTGTTCCAATCAAGGTGTAATTGGTGTTCGCTGCCAACTCGACAGGCGCATGGATCTTGTTCCAATGCAGCCACAGGACGTCATCGCACTCGTTCTGAAAAGCGATCACGCATTCGCGCAACTCAGGCCGGACCTTGCTTGCATGAATCGACATCAACCAGCCCGGCAGCTTGCGCAACGGAAGACATGACATTTCGTACTGCTTGCCGTCGACACCAGTTGTCACGATCATCGTGATAACTGAATTGAATCGTCCCGATGTGAGTTTGGCGTGCTGGGCTTGCCATGCCAGGCCCATGCCTTCAACGACCGGTTTCATCGGTACGAATGGCTCGCCACCCTTCTCAACCAGCAACAGACTGGCTGAACGGAACGGGATGACATTCGATACCGCTGTGCTAATATTCGACATGACGATTTCTTCCTCGAAGTTGATCTCGTTTTCCGAAGCCTCAGTGTTCCCGCACTGGGGCTTCTTCATTTTCAAGCTGCTGTTTGCTCTTGCCGCTTCTTCGCCGCCGTCAGCCAGAAAACAATCTCGGCGGTCTGGGACCGGCAATTCTCCTTCGCACTCTGCTCTACCCACTCCTTTACCTCCTCCGGCAACCTCAAATTGAACTGCGGATCTTTCCTGCTCATCAGCTCACTCCTTGTATAGCACTTTGCTTGGTTTGGATTAAAGCACTTTGCTTTATTGCCGTCTATAGCAAAGTGCTTCATCCTTTTACTCGTTTTACTTTTAGTGAAAGGCGCCAACCAAATGAGCCGTGCAGACCTTCAGGTCAATTTTCGTATGCCTGCATCCCTAAAGGATGAGCTTGAAGCGCTCGCCAAGCTGAACAGGCGCTCTCTTACCGCTGAAATCGTTGCTCGGCTTGAACGCAGCGTCGGAGATACGGACGAAATGGGTATCAGTGACAGGGATCGATTAAATCCTGAACACTCTTTCTATATCCCGTCTGCAGAGCCCATTCCTGTCACTCGGGGTGTTTCGAAAGAAAAGTTGCTGGCATCTCTTGACCAAGACAGCCCCGTCACAAAAAAGGATCTGAATGAGGCGGTAATGGATGCCATGTTGAAGGCTCTGGATGCATGGCAGGACGGATCCGCATCACCAAAAGGCCCCAAGCCCCGCAAGAGACTCCCCAAGGAGTGACCCTCTTGAAGAGGGCCGCAGATCACTCGTCGGCGCTGGCCAGGCACACCGCATCGAGCGCAAACATCACATCATCGATCTCATCGCGCGGCAGCGGCGAAGGGTGGGATTCCAGCCAGTCGGAAATCTCCCGCGCCGAGAGCGGCAGCGGGAACGCCCCGGCCATGCCGGCGATGTACCGGCGGCCGCGAGAGACGTTCCGGTACAGGTTGAGCAGGTAGGCGGTGAGCGGGTCATTCTCTGGCTCGCCGGGGATAGCCATCTTCAGGCGCGAGTAGACCGCCCGGCGCTTTTCGCTTTCGCCGCCCCACTCTTGCTCCCACTCGAAGCGGGCAAGCGCTTTCCCACCGACTCAGCTCGCTCCTCGGCAGCATCGTTAGCGGCCAGCGCGCCTTCGCGCAGCACGAAGATGAAGAACTCGATGTTGTTTTCGAGCAACTCAGCAGCCACTGCCGGGCTGTATTTGATCGGATTGCCGTCGGCATCCAGCACGCCTTCCCAGTCCTTCACGATGAAGTGGCTGAGCAGCATTGCGTGGTTCTGGTGCTCGGTCATTTCGCCGACGACCACGCCCACCTGGCCCTCTTCAAACCGCGCGTCATTGCGCTGGATCCGGCGCCGCATCCGCTCAAGGGCGACTTGATATTCAGGGTTGTCGATGCTGGCCAGCAGGATTTTGGTGTCGTCGTCGAACTTCGCCCAGCGCTCACCGGCGATCGCCGGCTTCTTCTTGCCTAGTTGCAGAGCCATTTCACTTCCTCAACGCCACGCCAATAAAAGGGCTCCCCCGGCCGGCGTTTAAACCGAGGGAGCCAAATGGTTTACGGGGTTGGATCAGCCGCGTCGCGGGTGATGGTCGGGCTGAGCTTGGCGACGGTGTAGTTCAGCGTGACCTCGATCAGGTCGCGCTTGCCACCGTTCGGCAGCTCACCGTCCACTTCCACTGCTGGGAAGTTGAACGTGTATTTGTTGCCCAGCGAGTCGGTGATCGGGAACACAACTGCGATCGGCGTCCGCGTGAAGGTGTTCTTCCAGATCTCCCACGCTCGCTTCGACCAGGCCAGCGTGATGCTGCCGGTGACCGCCGCCTCGGTGGCGATGTGCGCGCCCGGCCCCAGACGATCGGAGCCCAGGCAGCGCTGAGTTTGCAGGCTGTTGTCGAGGTTCACGGTCATGGCCGAGACGCAGGCAACGCCTTCCAGCGACTGGCCGTTCACAAGGATCGTGCCGACGTTGTTGTTCGACAGAAATGGCGTGGTGGTCGGCGCATTCGGCGAAACGACAATCGGGGTGTCGCCGTCGGTGTAGTCCAGGCACGCCATGTTGAACGTGGCGGTCACCTTACCTTCCGACGGAATGTCGAGCGCGAAGGTCGAGACGTGCGCGCCCTTGAACACGCCATACACGCCGACGTCGTTGTAGCCCTTGGCGATGCTGAAGGTGTGGCGGGTATCGCCTACGCGGAGCACGTCAGCCGTCCACACGCCGTAGAAGGCGGCTTCGAGCAGTTGGTCGAACGAGCCGAACGAGAACTCGGCCGTCAGATCGCCCCCGATATCGATGCTGGTGGCCACCGAGCCTTGGCTCAGGCGGGTGTCTGTGATTTCGTCGCTGACTTCGGTATTGACGGTCGGGGTCAGCGCGTTGCCGGTGAGGCGCAGCGTGTCCCAGGTACCGGTGGGAGTAACGCCGGGCGTCACCTCCGCAATGATGTGGCTTACAACTTTTGCGCCAGAGCTCATTGGAGCCTCCTATTCGCGGGCATAAAAAAACCCGCAGGCGCGGGCGTGGCGGTTGCTTTGCTGTCAGCCGGCGCGAAACCGGATGTTGACGTTGATTTGGTAGAAGCCCTCAAACTCGCCTGCGACCACCTGGCTGGCTTCCATGCACTCAAGGTCGCCGGACATCCAGTAGGCGAAGTGCGCTTCGAGCGCGTCGGCCAGTTCGTTGATTGCTTTGGTTCCGGTTCGCTCGCGGGCGAAGCACTGAATGCTGATTTGCCCGGGCTTGCGCGTGTGCGGCCGGTCGGCCATCCCAGCCATGAAGGCCGAGGCGTATTGAATATTCAGCCGGCACCAGAGGCCGGTCGCCGGTGGCGTGAACACTTCCGGCTGGTTCGGGTAATCGATCCGCGCCTGGTCTATGCCGGTGAAGGCCACCATGCGGCCGGTGATGAGCGCTCTGATCTGCTCGAAGGTCATTTGTAGGCCTCGGATACGCCGATGAACGCGAGGTCATAAACCCCGCCGGGCGCCTGCGTGGAATGCCCCAGTTCCAGCGCCTCGCCGTAGGGACTGTTCGTTTGGATGTAGATGACGGGAAACTGGCCCGATGCCTTGATGAGCATGCTTCCCTTGCTGATCGTTTCGCGGCCGGACGGGTCGATGTTGTCGGTCACGGTCATGTCGGGCGCACCGATCGATACTAGGTGGCTGCCTCGGAACGTGCCTCCGATGTAGCCCTTCCCCGCTGCCTGCGCTTTGACGAAGTAGTTCTCCTCGCGCTCGCGCTTGGTCAGCTTCTTGAATGCTCGGCCACCGGTGCGCGCCGCGTTACGTGCGTCGACGTTCGCGTCATAGGCATCTGCCAGCGCTACGTTCTTTGTGCGCAGCGCCACGTTGGCCTGCCACAGGTCGGGGTTGCCGACCGGAGAACGGTTCACCACCTCCGTAAGCATGGCAGTCGCGATGACGCGCGCCATCTGGGTGATGTCCTCGCCAGCCTGATCAGCGAAGTCCGTGAGGCTATGGCTCCAGCCCGCCTTGTTCGTCATCAGACTTTCCTCAGCTGGATCTCGTAGTGGGCGCCGACCGGGTCGGTCTGGACGTTGACCACGTCGAAATCGTTGATCTTGTGGCCGATGTCCGGAACACCGCCGATCGTTTCGTTAGTCAGCGCGATCAGCAGCAGGTCGGTGGCGCGGATGTTCACACCGTCGACCTGAGCAATCTTGAAGGCGTCGAACACACCTCGGCCGGTGTAGGCGATGACAACAGGGTCGCCCGCCACCTCAGTGACCGGATCCCACGTTCCCGGCAGCGTCACGCCACCGCTGAATGGCTTCACTGCGTCCGCCAGATCAGTGTCAAAGGCCTCGGCCAGATCCGTTTGGATCTCTTCACGTATGCCCATGGGTCACCTGTACACGTTGAAGCTGAAGCCGCTGGCACGCCATGGCGCGAGCAGCCCCAGCGCGAACTGTACGCCATCGGGAAGCGCGGTGGATTTGCTGGTGTCGATCGAGGCGAACGTCTTGCTTGTGGTCACCGATCCGGCCTTCACCGTCTTGGCTTCCAGCGACCCCTCGGTCTGCTGTTGGTACAGCTTGCCCTCGGAGGCGACAACCGCTAGCTCGGCGCCGGCCTGCTTCACCCCTTCGGGAATGGCGTCCATATCGACACCGACCAGGTTGAGCGAGGCCAGATAGGCATTTGCCTGCAACACCGCCCGGGCTTTCTTGTCATCTGGAGCCCAAGAAGGCTCGAGTTCGGCGTCAACGTCCGCCACGGTGATGTAGGTAGCCATCAGGCCTCCGCTTGAATGAATGGGGCCGAAGCCCCGGGTATTACTGGTTGGCCTTCAGCAGTGCGAGCAGCTCAGGCTTCGAGTCGTTGACCTTGTAGGTCACGCCCTTGGCGTCGAGCTGTTCCTTGATCTGCACGACGGTCAGCTCGTCGAGCGGGTCGGTCGCGGCCGCCAAGCGGTCTTTCTCTGCCTGCGCCAGCAAGTCATCGACCTGCTTCTGCAGCTCTTCCGACTTACTCACAGCAGCATCGCGAGCATCCGCCAGGTTCTGCATGCCCGACTGAATGCCGGACAGGGCCTGATACAGGCGCATCGCTGGGCCTTCGCCTTCAACAGGATTCAGTACGCCTGCTTCAAGGCCGGCGGCCAGCGTATTTACTGCGTCGAGCTGCAGAGCCTCGCGGGACGGCTCAGCACCGCCGCCACTGTTACGGCCACCACCTTCTTCGATGCGCGATCGCGCGTGATCGACGCCACCAGTTTCACCCACGGTCTGCGGGCCGACGGTGATCTCGCCTTCATCACCCGAGAAGCCCCAGCGAGCTTTGATGTTCGGGTCGATTTGGTTGTCTTTTTTAACGGTCATGGGTTTCTCCTGGATCAGTGCTGCGCGGCGGGCAACTCACCCGCCGCGCGCTCGGTTACGGCGTTGGCGCAGTAACGAGGGAGGTGATGAACGCCATAGGCACCTGCTTGCGAGCGAACTTGCGCTCCCAGTTGGTGGCCAGCGCCAGGTCCGCCCAGTTCGCCGAGATCGGGCGAGTGGTGGTCGGGGTACCGGTGATGGTGGCGCTGGTGAACGAGAAGCCCAGCGGATGCACAACGAAGTTGCGACGAGTCCACAGGGTTTCAGCGCCACCACCGTTACCGCGATCAGGCGTGCGGTCGTATTCCAGGCCATCCTCGCCTTCCGGCTGCTGCTCGGCGTAGCCGATAGCGCCCGGGCCGAAGATGATCGACAGGTACTTGGCGGTTGGGCCGGTGCCGATCACAGGCAGACCGTCGTCCAGAACGACCGGCATACCTTGGAAGCGACCGAACTCTGGGGTCTGATCCGCAACCGGCGCGAAGTCGATCTGGTTCTGGATCGACAGCTCGGTATGAACCGCCGAGTGCATGGCGATGACGCTCAGGCCGCCCAACTGGCCGGAGTAGTCGCCCATCGTGCCCTTGGCGCGGATCACTGCCGCCGGATTGATGATGCCGCCGGCGTCTACGACCATGTCGCCGCCATTGGAGGCGATGTTGTCGTTGTAGATGCCCACTGCGGTGGCAATCGTGCGGCGCTGGGCCACGCGCTGCCAGTAGGAGATCAGGCGACCTGCCACGAACTCCAGCGGGTCTTGCTTGGTGATGTTTTTCACCAGGTTCATGCAGTTCCAGCCTTCGTTGAGGTACGCGGCGCGCGCCTGCATGGAAGCACTGGTGACCGACAGCGGTACCGCGATATCGGTATACACGTCGTTCGAGTAGTTCGACTCGATGGACGCGTCCAGGTCAACCCACCACGGAATGGTGAAGGTGTTCGACGGGCTGGCCAGCAGAGTGGTCATATCCGAGTTGGTGGTCAGGATGCCCGACTGGAAGAACGCGGTGCGCTCAACGGTGTTGACGGTGATGTAGTCGCGCAGCTCATCGCGGAACACGACGTCCGAGAGAATGGTTGGCATTGCTGAATTTCCTTTTACTTGGCCTCAGCAGCGGCTTTCATGCGCGCGTGCTCGGCGGGGTTGGTTCGGCGAAGCTCTACGCGCTCCATGCCGGTCATTTGGTCCCACGTTTTGGTGGCCCCGCCACCCTTACCCCCGGCAGCCCCGCCGCCGTTCGCTTGCGTGCCGCGCACCAGTGATGCGTAGCGCGGCGCTTGCTGGAATTCTTTTGCCAGGTCTTCGAGACTGGCGATGGTCAGGTTGCCGGAGGCGTCCGTGACCTTGACCTGGCCTTCTACGATCTTCAGGCGGCGCTGGACGAACTCGGCGAGGATCTCGGCGTTTTCGCCGTCGGCGATGCTGCTGGAGACCTTCGAGGCTGCCGACGTCAGGTCGCGTCGCTCAATGTTTGCGGTCAGTTCGGCCAAGCGCGTACGCTCTTGCTCAAGGGCTTGCTGAGAGCTGGTGTACAGCTGCTCGTATTCGCCGTTCGCTCGCTGCGATTCTTCTTGCAGGCGTCGCTGCTCCGCTTCGGCTGCGTCGCGCTTGCGCTTTTCTTCCTTCTTCTCGGTGAGTAGCGTTTGCACTTGGTTGCGCAAGCCTTCGAGGTCATCGCTGCCCGTAGGCAAGCCCTCAACGAAGAGAACGAAGTCATCGCCCATCGCCTTGTAGAGCGCCTGCATGGCCGCATCGAGCGCTTCGTATTCCGCCTTGCTGATCTTGTACTTCATGTCATCCCCCGGATGATTTGCCGTTGGCTCAGCCTCAGGCATAAAAAAACCGGCTCAAGGCCGGTCGTTTGTGTGGTTCTTTGTCAGAGCCCTGCTCGCTCGAAAGCCAGCGGCTCAAGGTCTTTCAGCTGTTGAAGGGTCAGCGTCTTGCCGTTGTCATCCACGAACTTCTCCAGCGTCAGCTCGCCCTTGGTGAAGAGCGCGTAGCGGTTCGGGCCAAGGATATCTCGCTGGAACGCAGCAGGCTGGCGCGAAAGCCACTCCTGATAGCTCGTCTTGCTGGAGACCAGCGTGACGCCGTCAGGGCCGATTGAGGGCCGGGTAGAACCGGGAATCTCGCGGGCAAACTGATCTTTCAGCACTGGCAGCGCGCCTGACCTGCAATTCCAGTGGCCGGGTGGCTTGGGGTCGTCCCATCCGTAGATGTGCTGATCCCTCGCCTGACACATGGCGCTGGTCTTGCTGTCGAGCGTGGAGATCCAGCGCCAGCCCTGCAGGATGTCGTCGTTGGCCTTGAGCGTTTCCATGCGCGCCGTGCTGGCGACATGGTTGGTCATGGTGCGAACGAGCGATGAAGCCTGATCCTGATGCAACTGGTGGATGCTGGTAAGACGCCGACCGATCTGCTGGCTGGTCTCGCCCAGGCTGGAGCCGATTTGAATCTCGCCGATGATCTCGGCTGCCTTCTTCGTGCCGAACTGGTCAAGCGCACCGCTGATGCTGATCCGCTGCACACCCTTGCGAGCCTCCAGCAACATCGGGTCAGCCAGTGCCGCCGCGCTCACCATCTCAGCTGATGGCACGTTGAACTGCACAACGGCCTTAATGACCTTGCCCAGCATCTTGCCGTTGAACTCAGCCTCATAGACCGCGAACTCGCCGAGGTCGAGCTGAGCTCTGCCCTTCATGTCGTCGTAGATGCCTCGCAAGTCGCCTTGGAGCGTTTCGATCTGCGAGGTATACCGACGCGTGCCGTAGGCGCTCAGTCCTGCCGCCACGCGAGCCTTCGCCGTATTGATGGCCTTGCTGATGAATGACGCCACCCGCTTCAGGTTGCCGCCGGCGTATCGCTGGACGTAGACCTGGTGCCGAGTGGTGGCATCCGTCAGATAGCCCTCACTACTCATCCTTCACCTCTGGCGGCTCGTTCGGTTTCAGCGGGTCGTCTTCGCTACCCGGCACCGGCGCCTCGCCCTCGCGATCTTCGTCGATGTCGTCATCCGTGCGATCAGACTCCAGCACGCCCGCCTGACGCAGGTTAGTGCGCAAGTCCTTCTTGGCGATGATGCCCTGTTGCCAGAGCTGCATCTGAGCCAGGATCGACTGAGCATCCATGACCTGATCGAAGAATTCCTGATTGAGCCAGAAGACCGTCCCGGTCTCGTCGATCGCATCCATCATGAAGCGCTGGGCATCGAACAGGGAAAGCCGCACAGCCTCGGACACGTTGCCGGCGATCGTGCCCAGCACCGAGTTATCCGAGCTGTACCGGATGCGAACAGCCTCTGCCGTCTCGGCGCCGCCGCCCTGCTGGACGATACGAGCGCCGATCATGAGCATCTGATCTTCCTTGTCCTTCATCAGCTCGCGGGCCAGTTGCGTTTCGTTGGCCTGCAGCATGATTGCAGTCCCGGACTTGCCGAGGTTGTGGCCCCGGCGCGAACCAATATGCATGCCGTTCGGGTTCAGCTTCACGAACTCAGTAGGGTCAATGTCCGTGGTGATGAACAGGCTTGGCTGGGAGCTGATGAAGCCAGACTCTTCCACCGTTGCGCTGTTGCCGTAATGGAGAATGTTCACCTCGGCCAGGTCTTCGAGCGGCGCCTTGTCGATGCTGGCGTCGTTGTTCTGGGAGCCGAAGAAGTGGAACGGGATGTGATCGAATGACTTGCCAGTCTTGTCGGTCGGGTTCGTCTCTACGCCGTCCGGGGTGTCTTCCGTGTACACACGCTGAACGTAATTGCCGTCGATCAGCATCAGCGCGCGGTATTGATCCTTGGCGGTGAACTCGAACCCGTCAGCCGTGGCTTCGTTGATCTTTTCGTGCAGCACTACCAGAGTCAGCCGGCGTACACCGTCGATCACATCCTCGCGCCAGTTGACGATGCTCTCGGCCGGATAGAAGTGAACGTAGGCACGCGCATTCGCGGCCTGGGCGACTGTGAGAGACGTCTGACCCTCTGGCAGCTCCACCTTTGGAAAGTCCACCAGCAGCCCGCCACGACCAGTGTCGAGGCATTCGCCGGTTGCCTCCTTGCACAGTTGCTCAAGGCTGGATCCGTCGCCGCTGACGTTTTCGAGAAGGTAGTCGATGGCCGGAGGCAGTTCGATTTCCGCCGTCTTGCGGAAAACCGCTCCCAGCAGGCCGGTACGCGTGCGACCGGTGAAGTTGAGGAACATTGCCCGCTTTTTGAGCTGCTCATAGCGCGCGATGTTCTCGGGCGACTGATTGAGCGGGTCAGGCATGGGCAGATATTCGTTGTACTTGCGAACCTCTCGCGGCCCGGCTACGCAACGCTTGACCAGCTGCCAACCGGGCAAGGCATCGCTGTACTCCTGCCTGATGGCGCTGTAGTTGGGCATTGCATATAGCCTCAGAAGGTGAACGTGACAGGAATGTGGGTCATGGTGACGCGCTTGGTCTTGGCGACAGCGAAGTAGCGGAAGGCGTCAGCAGGGTGAGACGCCCAGTCATGAAGCGGCTTGTCTTTCCAGCAGCCCTTCTTGTCGTCCCACTCTTTGCGGTAGTTCTCCAGCGCGGTGATGCCCTCTTCGCACTTCGCCTCGTCAAAGGCGCAGAGCCCGAGGATTTCCCGTGCCTGATCAATGCCGTCGTCGACGCCGATCTTCGGCACGACCTGGAACGTCATGCGGTAGTGCTGGCCGTCGATCTCGTAGCCTTCGCGCGCCATTTCCCGGCGGGTCTTGGCATCGCTACCGAACTCGCGGTTGTCGATGTCGTGCGGCCCCCAGTGTTCGGAGTAGGTGTAACCCTTGTCCTTGAGCACCTTCATGTAATGCCGCAGGCCTTCCCCGCTGTTCTGGTAGAAGTCGATGACGTGGTACTCGTTGCCGACCTGACGCACAAACCAGATGGCCGTGGAATCGCCGACGCCGATGTCCCAGAAGGTCATCACCGGCAGGTGACTGTTGTCTGGCAGCGTGCCGATGCGCTGAGCGGCATACAGCTTTGTGAACTGCTGGGCGTAGTAGGCGCCCTCGATCGACTGCTGGAATGCTTCGGCCGGAATCGATGGGTATTCCCGCTTCATGTCGTCGCCGAGGGTCTTCTCCTTGGCGGCGTACCAGGCGCGCTGGCCGGGGTTGGTGTCGATGCCGTGCTTGGCGAACAGCTCGTTGAAGTAGTCGGTCAGGCGCTGCGGGATGACCGCTTCGGCAGGATCGAGCCAGTAGGCCTTGTTCTTCCACCAACTGAAAAAGAAGAACTTCCAGTCCAGCTTGCCCAGCGGCGTACCGGACAGCAGCTGCTTCTCTGCGCTCTGCGAGTACTCGAAGAAGTAGCCCGCCCGCCCCTCCGCCGTCGATTCAATCGTGACGAAGCAATCGGTGGCGACAGCCTCGAAGGCGCCGGTGACGATCTCTCTGGCCTTGTGGGGAAACTTGGCGCAGATCTTCCCGAACTCGGATACGTGCAGATACCGTAGAGTCCCGCCCCGGAAGGACGTGGACACGTAGAGCGATCCGCCTTTGCTGAACACAAGCTCACCAGCAGCATCGTTAGAAGCAGGATTGGCGGCGCGTATCTCTTTAGGCAGGTTGTCGTAGGCATATTTGACCTTCTCCCGGAACAGGCGCTTGGCGTCGTTCAGGGTGTGAGCGATCAGCGCGCACTTCGCCGACTCGAATAGAGCGGCGTCGAGCTGGATGATGCAGCACTCAGTAGTGAAGCCGAGCTGCCGAGCCTTCAGGATGATGTTGCGGGTATGCATCCCATCGAAGTATTCAATCTGCTCGTCCGTCATCCGGAAGCGGACTTTCTTGCCCTGCTTGTCGGTGATGAAGTAGAGATTGTTCAACCGCCAACGCTTATCCCGGAGCAGCTTCATGTGCTCGGGCTTCATGTCAGGCGTCCTTCGATAGTTCGTCCATCATCGCGGCCAGGGTATCGACTGTCTTGTCACCCTCTTCCGTGTCGAGGTTGTAGGCCTGGCGCTCGCCCTTGATGACCTTGAGCTGGGCATCGACGCCCGCGTTGAGCGATCGGGAGAAGTCGCCGATGTTCGCCTCGTTGACTGTCATGGCCTGAAGCGCGGCACTGAGCTTGTTCGCAATGCCTCGCCACTGAGCCAGATCAACCCGGTGCGCGAGCACTACAGAGGCAACCTTGTCGGAAGCCTCCTCAATGATCTGTTCTTCGGTTACCAGTGGGTCTTGGTAACTTTCCGTGGTAACCGCGTTGGTAACCTTTCGTTTGGCTGCGGCTCTGACCTTATCCGTCAGGTCGCGCACCCAGCCTTCCTTCTTCGCTCGCTTGGCAATCGCTACGTGAGAGATGTTGCTCTCTTCGGCGATTGCTCGAACTGAAAGCGACCCAGCCCGGTAGGCTCGTTCGATCGCCTCCCAGTCGGGTTGCTTGGTTGTCATGGGGATCCTTATTTTTGCTTAATGGTCATCGTGCGGATGGTGCCGCCGGTGTAGATGTCTCGCTTCATGGCGGCACGAACCGCGCCCACCGCGTTTGCCCCCATATCCATCGCTGCTAAGGCATAAGCGGAGCCACTGCCAATAGCGTCAGGGTTGGATGGGTCGAGCTCCTGCTTCCAAAGGCCCGTCTTGTCGTCGTGGCCGACCATCATCAGCTTGCCACCATCGACGACATAGCCCGAACACTCCACAGGAACAAGCGAGGGGGTTCCGAAGTAGGCGGCAATCAAAGCCTTCTCGTCGCATACAGCTCCAGCCAGGAAGAAACTGACTCCATCAACGGTCGCGCACTTCAAGCAATCATCTGAGACGATCGCGCCCGACCTGGTCTGCCGCGAGTCATAGGCGATAACACCGTCCTTGTAGGCAATGGTTGTCATGTGGGCCTCAGCTGAATGGATCCGCAGGTTTGGCGATCGAGCGAACGAACCACATGAAGCCCTGCTGAAGATTGGTCTTGGCCAACGCCAACAGCCGAGGGCCAACACCTTCAATCTGGCCGATCTGCTTGAACAGTTCGCCGGCGTCGACCTCCAGAGCCTTGATCGAGTTCATGCCGTCGATTTCAGACTGAGTCAGGTCGCGGTAGCCGGTGATCTTCTTGTGCTGGTTATCCATGCTGCTCTCCTCGTCGCGTGTCGCGACACAATTTGCACTCTCGCGAAACGTGTCGCGACCTACTTGCTCTGACTGCGCTTGATCTGCGCGTCCACCTGATCTGCGCAGGTGTCGAGCAGGTTGATGGCTTGGTTCTTCAGTTCCCACAGCTGGCCGTTGTCGGCGAGGTCTTCATCAGCTACCCGCTCGCATGGCACCAGCTCAGGGGGCTCGACTCTTACTGCCGCTGTCTTTGTTACCAGTGGCGGCTTTCCCGCGCAGGCCGTCAGGCAGAGGCTGAGCAGCCCAATCACGAACAGGCTTGCTGTTGCGTTTGAGTTCTTCAAAGTTCTTCTCCGCCTTTCTGGCTTTGGCCTGACTGGCCTGTAAACGCTTGTTCAGGTCTTTCTGGTAATCGGCGTTGCGCTGGGCTTCGGCGCGCAGCGTCGTGATCGTGGCCTGGCTTTCGAGGTTGGCGTCGACCGCCTTCTTTTTCTCGCTGGCTTCGAATGCCACCTCCCCGCGAAGGGCGACGACGCGCGACTGCTGAATCCCAATGAGCAGCAGGCCGACCAGGGCGATGATGATTGCTGCAGCGAAGGTCTTCATGCGGCATCCGCCTTGCGACCGAGGAATCGGGTCACCAGTTCGCGAATGGCTGTCACGCCGAGGAACCCAATAGTCCCTCCGGCGGCGACCGACAAACTGGAAGGCCAGGCCATCCACTCGATAATGCTGGACGCGACCAAGCTCAGCGATCCACAGATCAGCGCCTCGAAAACGATACGGCGCTTACTGGTTTCCTTCGCGTCGTACATGACTCGAAGCAACGATACGGTGATGGACATGATCACGCCCTGCCAGAGCGGATTGCTCAACGCCAGCCAGATCTTGGCCCATGTGTCTGGCTTGTCAGGCATGTTTGGCATCCGGGTTGCCTCCCCCATGGGGAGATTGATAAATCCGGCGTCCGCTGCACTCCCAGCTCGGGGCAATGGGTGTGGGGAGCCGAAAACGAAAAAGCCCCTGCGAGTGCAGAGGCCCTGAATAGGTGCGCTCGTCTTTCCGAGCTGTCGGCCAAAGACTTTCCCAGCGTCAACGCCCCTTTGCATCGATCTCGCCCTTCCTGTCTCGCGCCACTCCACAAGCATGTGAGGTCAGAGTGCACGGGCTGCCGGTGTTGATTCCGTACGTCGCACCATCCGGCTATCGACGTCCAGGCCTTCCCTAGGGCTGTCCTGGCTACAGGTGAAACTACAGATTCTTCTTATGGATGCGCCAACCCATGGCGACACCGGGGTGGAGGTATTCTCCGGTCTGCGGATGGCGTGAGAAATCCGTCTCCCCCACCTGCCGCGCGACTACCTCCCACGCTGTTCTGGCGCGCTCCAGCAGATTTGCTTTGGCCTTCAGCTTCATGCGCACCTCCCAGCGAGTCGAATTCGAGGCAATAAAAAACCCGGCGCGGTGGCCGGGTTTAGTTTGTCAGTCCTACACACGCAGGAATGACAGGATGGGTGAATAATGCGACATGGCGACATGACATTGCAAGCCCTTTTGAGGGACTATTTTATGCCGCCTCGCTTTCCAGCACTCCGACTGCTTCAAGCATGTGTTGCGCCTCGACCAGAGCCTCGTTCACCAGCGACTCCAGCCCGTCCTTGATGGCCTTGTTCCAGCGCTGGTAGGTGCGCTCCGTGAGCCCCTGAGAATCCCAGTTCGTCATGTCGTAGTTCGAGTCGGCCAGGACGATCATCTCGCCCGGCTTGTCCTCTGCTACGGCGCGCGCATGCTTGTTCGCCCGGGCAACGTCAGCGTCTGCTGCCGCGTTGCGCCAATCCCACTGCCCCTCCTCCTTGTTCTCCCGGTGCTTCGGCGCCTTGATCTGGGTCACCGCTCGCTGAATGCCCTTCACCTGCTGCGGTACCGCCCAAACGAGAACGGCCTGTTGCGTGAAGCGCTGCGGCGCTGGACTCTTCACCACGGCGACCAGCCGGCCGATGGAGTCGATCTTGCGGCCACGGTGCGTGCTGTACTTCGCCACCAAGGCGTTCCAGTGCCTCGGGGAAAGCTGGGCGTGCAGGAGCTTGTGCACGATGCAGTCAGCCAACAGCGCGGCATCCTTCCCGGATATCTCGCCCTTGAGCTTGCTGGCCTGCACCCGGGGCTCGACGTTGCATCCGCCGGAACTGTTGATCGTCTCGGCGGCCAAGGCCCGAACTACTGCTGAGATCACATTGTGGTAATTCATGCTGCCTGCCCCTTTTTCAGTTCGCGGGTCTTGGCCCGGTATTCGGCGGTGATCGCCTTGAGTTCGTCTACGGTGTGCTTTCGCGGTTCGTGGTCGGCTTCAAGCGCTTCGACGGCCTCCAGGCCGATGCGGGCGATAAGACCAGTTCGGAAGCCTTGGGAGACGGTGTATCCCTTGCGGGCGTGCATGTAGGAGCCTGAGTTACAGGCCTTGCACTGAAGCCATATGTTGGATGGTTCTAGGCGCAGCTCGGGCCGTGCGCCCTTGCCAAGGAAGTGGCCGGCATCGAACGCACCTCCAGTCTTCCAGCCCTGCGCCGCCAGAATCGATTCCTGCGATTCCCCACAGCTCATGCAACCGCTGCCGATGCTCAGCTCATAGGTGCGCCGGTAGTCCCGGACTGCCTTCTCGGCATCCTTGAGGTGGTCGCCGCGACTTTTCAGGGCCTCTTTGCGGACCTTGATCTCGCGGCGTTCGCGCTGGGCGAACGACTTGCGCTGCTTCTCCTGTCGCTGGCGGATGATCGCTACTGCACAGTCAGGTGAACACCAAGTTTGAAATGGCTGCGCAGGGACGAATGTGGCCCGGCATCCGGCGACTCGGCATTTCTTCGGGCGGGACTGCTTCACAGTGAGGCTCATAATGCTTTCCTTGCTGCTCGCTCTACTTCTTCCTTTCGGGCTTTGCGCTTGCGTTCGAACTCTGCGAGCGATTGCTTGCGGCGCCGCTCGATGAAATGTCCAGCAATTACCCCGACGACCAAGGAGAGGAAAATCACAATCCAGAATTGCTCTGCTGGAGTCATCAATACCGCCCTCCCCACTTGTCCTGCTCAGTCCAGCGCACACCATGCTCGGCGCCGAAGGCATGCATCAGCTCGAATAGATCGCTGAACCACTTCTGGGACTGCTTGCGGGTCGATACGGCCATCACGACGAATCCACCGTCGAGGCCTGGCTCGGCGCGCTGCTTCTCCAGCGAGGCACTGAAAAGGCACTTCCAATCCTCACTGGTCAGCTTCTTGCCGTGCCAGACCACCTGCTCGGATACGTCCTTGAGCATTGCCCACATCTTGCGGTTGCAGACGTCAGGGCGCTTTTCGTCCTTGATCACCACGATCTTCGGCTTGGTGAAGTCGGTTGCGTGCAGGACGCCCATGAGGCGGCTGATGTCGCGTTGGCTGCGGATTGCGAATTCCGTGCTCATGACTGCTCTCCATTGCTCAAGGCGGCTTTAATCCGAATCACCGTAGTCGTCGAGCATTTGGCAAGCCGAGCGGTAGGGCGAACCCCATGCCCGTTCTGAAGCAGGTCGATCACCCGCGCATGAAGATCCGCGTCAACCGGCCTTCCTTGATACTTGCCTTCGGCTCTCGCTTTTTCGATTCCTTCGGCCTGCCGTTCTTTACGGATTGCGCCTTGCGCAGCCTTTTCGCCCTGCAGGGCTTTGAGCTCTATGAGCGCCGTCTGCAATTGGCGTGAAAACCCTGCTGCTGCACTTTCGCATTTATCGGCATAGGCTCTATGCCTCTCAACCTCAGCCTTGAGGGTCTCTAACTCCTCCAGAAGCTCCACTACCGCTCTGCCGGTCGCTCTGCGCATCCATGCAGCCTCGTCTCCCTCGGCGATAGACGTGCAGGATTCGATAGCCTCGGCCAGCCGCTTCAGTTCGGTGTAATCGCTCATCTGCACTCCTCCAATGCGGCGGGAAATCCTTTTTGGTCGGTGACCACCTTCACGCAAATGAGCGTCATGCCCCGGGTGGACTCCGAAAGCAGCCAGCTGTAAGAAGCGAATGCCGTGAGCAAAAACAGAATCCACAATAAGTCTTTGGGTATTTTCATCAGAACCCTTCCTTGCCGCGCTGAGATTCCCAGTCGAACGGGACCACGATCATTCCGCCCTCGCGCAGACGGTCGACGCAGCGATCACCCATGGCGGCCGGCAACTGGCTGGCTTCGAGGTTGGAGATCACCACCGTCGGGCGCTCCTGCTCGTACCGGCCGTTGATGATTGCGAACAGGGTCGTCAGCTCGAAGTCGCTCGGCTGCTCCTTGCTCACGCCTACCTCGTCCAGCACCAGCAGATCGGGGTCGATCAGGCTCGACAGAATCTCGGCCTCGCTGCGTCCGCTGTGCTTGTCGTACGTGGAGCGGATCGCCTGAAGGATTGCGCCGACAGTGCGGTACACGGCCGTGCGTGACGTGTTGTGCAGCAGCTCGTTGGCCATGCCGGCGCCGAGGTGCGTTTTCCCGGTACCGGGCTTGCCGATCAGCACCATGCAGCGACCGGTCTTCAGGATCTCGTCGAAGATCTGGACGTAGTGCTGGCAGAACCGGAGGGCTTTGCGCTGGCCGTCGTTCTCGGCCTGGTAGTTGCCCAGGGTGCGAGTAGCGAATCGTTTCGGGATCAGCGCGTCGCCCAGCTTGCGAGCAAGGGACATGCGCAGTTCCATTGCTTTGTTCGCTTGCTCGGCAGCTTCGGACTTCTCCCGGGCAATGCGGCTGCACTCGGGGCAGTTGCTTCTCAGCTCCCTGTTCAGGACCGAGAAGACTCGCTGCTCGTAGGCGCCGTGGGTTTCGCACTCGGCTGGCTGGATGCGAGTGCCCGGCGGCAATTCTGGAGTGGGCTGGACTGGCTCAGAGCGCATAGCTGCCGTCCTCCCGCATTTTCAGGCCGGACGTGTAATCGCGTTCAGCGAAGCCGTTGTGGCGGGATTGCGGGAACGGGTGCACGTTGCTGGCGACTTTCACTTCGTCTTCCCAGCGCTTGCCGTTCAGCCACGTCGCTGGGTGGGGAATGAACTGCCCGCCGTCCTTGACCCATGCCTCGCAAACGACTTGGGCGGCCAGGCCTTCAGCAATCTGGCCGAACAGGTCAGCAGTGACCTTGAGTTTCTTCCAGGCTTTTTCAGCTGCGGCTTTACCCTTCTTGTTCGGGTACATTTTCCAGAACTTCGGGAAGAGGTCATCCACCATCGGTGGAGTGTTGTTTTTGTTCTTATCTGTATCTGTATCTGTATCTTTATGGTTGCCATTCCGTTGCAACGTATCGTCAACGTTCGTTGAACGGTCGTTGAGTTCTTGTTGTTTTTTGAGGGCCTTTGCTCGAGCGGACGCCTTACCCGCGTTGGAGGCAGTGACGACTTTGCTGTTGACTGCCTCGAGATCTGCTTCGACGCGGAACTGCACCCAGTGCGTTTCCGTGACGTGGAAGAACTCACTCAACGTATCGGCAACGGACGGCCAACGTTCGTTGGGAATCCGTGCGACAGTCGCGAGGCGATCGATTCGCAAAGGCTTGCCCGTCTGCCAGTAGCTGAACAGCAGGAGCATGTACGCGCCATGCTCTTCCGCAGTCAGGTGCGTGGTGTCAGCCAAATAGTCGGCGACGTAGAACTGCATGTACGGAAGCGCGGCCATCATTCGACCCCCTTGAGATTGTGCTGAGCCCACAAACCGGCAATCCAGTTGACGCCCTTGGGGGTGAATTTGGATTGGTTGTAGGCGTGGCCGCTGTCGCTAGTGCCGGCTTTGACTTCAAAGCGGCCAGCGTCGATGTGAGGCTGATAGGCCTGCCACTCGCCGCCCATGCGATACATGATCTTTTTGTCGAGCAGGAACTCACGAAAGCGCGATTCGTTGGCCTTCAGGAGCTTCGCTACTTGGCGGAATCCCTTCAGCCCAGTTGATTCCACGTAGCGCTCAACGAAGGCAATCTTCGGCGCGGCCTCAATCAGGGCCTGATTGGCAGCCTGCTGAAGCTCGAACTGCTCAGCCCACGCGCGGGCGGCTGCGGCAGGATTGGAGAAGTCTGGGAGCGTGGCGAGAACCCGAGGGCCTTCCAGCTGCTTCAGCTTTTGAAGCACGGATCGGCGAACCGCTTTCGATTCGCGCATCCCTACCAGCATGCATTGGTCGAGAGTCAGGCCGTAGGTAGCAACCTGGTTGCCGTGGAGGGGGGTGTAATATTTTTGCACCCCCTCCAGATCATCGCCCAGCTCGTCTTCAACCCGGGAAAGGAAATGGTCGTTGCGAACCTTCGGCTCGCCGGCTTGCTGGCGCGCCTCGTTGATCATGTCGCGGAGGGTGATTGTTGAAATGAAACGCGACACGTTTTCACGGTTGCCAAATTGTGTCGCGACACTGGCCGGGGTATTGATTGTTGATGTTGTGGTGTGCATATAATTCGTCCCACAGAGATGCTTAAGAGAGCCGGGTCACTACCCCGGCTTTTTTTCGTCCCGAATTTGGCAGAGGCCCTCTGGATTACCCCGAAGAGTCCCTGCCAGAGGCCCTCATTGGGGTCACCAGTTGAAGGACTGGCGCCTTCTTCCTTCCCACCTCGGAAAGCGCCCCACTCGCGATGGCGGTTTCCATTACTTCGTTGATCGCACGGCTGAAGCTCCAGCCGTTTACGCGCATCAATTCCTCCACTCGCTTTCGAGTAGGCGGAGGAAGCCTTTCAAGCTCTACGGTCATTTGGCCCTCCAAAGGGGCTTCAGCCCGCGATATCTTCTTGTTTGTCCTGCATCAGTTCCTCGATCACGCCATTGGCCACTGCCCATTCGATGATTTCGTAGAGGTAGGTGGCGTGCTGCATACGGGTTTTGGTCGCGGCCTTACGCAGAATCCGATCAAGCACCGGTTCAAATCGAACCTTCACCGGGATGGCGCGCTTTTGATTGGGGTCCATGTACATGCTTCGATGCTCCTGGCTGTTGAAATTGGTTATGCAGCTGAAAGTGTTTGGCCGGGCGCAGACTTGATCTGCGCCCAAGGAAAAGATGGGCAGAGGTCGGCGCGATCAACTGCGCCTCCGGTCAATGCCTCGATTTCGATCGCACGCTTGGCAGGAACAGCGCGCTCTCCGGAACACCACTGGTTAACTGTTGGCGCAGCAACCCGCAGGCGGCGCGCCATTTCCGCTTGGCTGCCGAGCAAGCGGGATGCTTCTTTGGCTGCTTCTGCTGGTTTCATGAGTTCTCTCCTGGAGATGTTGCGGTGAATATAAGGCATTACCTTATCTCAAACAAGCCATTGCCTAACCAACTATTCGAAAGGCTAAATTAGGCAATGCTTACCGGCCCAGAATTAGGCGCCGCCATCGAGGCCGCGCGGATCGCCAAAGGCGTATCCAAGAAACAGCTCGCAGACGACTTCTCCGTGAAGCCTCCGTCGGTACAGGGGTGGGTGAAAAACGGCAGGATCGACAAGTCCAAACTGATGGACGTGATCGCATATTTCTCAGACGTAGTTGGCCCTTCCCACTGGGGGATGCGGCCAGGCTTCACGTATGAGAGCCTCGGCGAAGGTTCGGGAAATGGGCTTGTTGTCGAAGAGCCCGAAACAGGATCGACTGCTGCCGATAAGTTTCGCGCGATGCTCGCCGGCAAAAGGCTCGACGAAAGCAAGTTGACGAAGTTGCTCGCGATCGCCGAGAACGACGCGCTCGATGAATCAGTTGGCGTTCTGGTGCAAGACGCTTATCGGCCTGGCAAAGTCGGCGATGAGGTGTGGATTGCCCACTACGACATTCGTGGGGCGATGGGTGGCGGCGAGGTCAACCACGATTACCCCGAACTGCTACAAGATGTGCGTGTCAGCCCTTCCCAGCTGCGCGCAATGGGTGTCGAGTTCAAAGAACACTTCCACCTCAAAATGATTACCGGCTGGGGTCAGTCGATGGCGCCGACGATCAAGCATGGCGACCCGCTACTGGTGGACATCAGCGTCAAGGACTTCATCGGTGATGGAATTTACTTTTTCTCGTACCAGGGCTTTCAGTACATCAAGCGCCTGCAGATGAAGGGTAAGGATAAATTCAAGATGATTTCTGACAACCGCAAGCACAAAGCAGAGGACATCTGGCTGGAGGAGACGTACATTCAGGCGCGTGTTCTGCTGGTTTGGAATGCGAACTTGGTGTAGCGCCCGATCGTGAAAAAGCCCGCCAAATGAGCGGGCTTTTTTGTGTCTTTTAGAAAGGCGCCACTTCCATTACAGGCTCCTCTTCTACCGGCACCATCCGCTCTTCTTCTGATGAAGGTTCCCAGCGCAGCGTGAAGGAATCGTCTTCATCGTGACGCGTCATAGCGATGCCGTCAGCTTCGGATAATGCGCCCAGTATTTCCGACCACTCCCTCTCCCCGTCCGTATCAAGCCGATGAATCCGCACCTCGCGCCGCTCTTGGGCGATCGGGTGATTGATCATCGACGACACGCGCAGCTGAAGCCGCTCCATGGAGTGCATCGGTCGAATTCCTGACTCTTTCTTATTGCTCTGCTGCGCCATAAAACCTCCTCAAAAATGCTGTATATCCATACAGGTTAGGCGAAGCTTAACGGCTTGCCTTGGAAAAGCAATCCCTCCCCGACCAGATCAACCGAAAGAAAAAATCATGAAAATAATTAGGCATTACCTATTTACAGAAATTAGGCATTGGCTTATCGTTCACCCATCGCAGCGACACACAGCCACTGCAAAGGGCCTCAACAGACCCGCCGCTCTTTAACAACCCAAACCATTCGCGGATCGATCCCCGGAAACGGGCAGCCCTTGAGGCATCGCTGGAAACGGCGAACAACGCGAACCATAAATTTCGATCCCCATGTCAGCTCTGGAACTGAACCACGCCCGGCTCTGGTTACCGGACCAGGTCGACCTGCTGATGCGTCTGGATTTAGCAGTCACCGACCTGCGCTGTGAGCACTCCCTGCCGGAGCCGAGATGAGGCGCTTTACCGGCAAAGTGCGAAGCAGTGACTTAAATGCGCCTCCCGGGATGGCGAGTAATCCCGTACCGACAGCCAGATGATTCAAGCCAGTGACGGCCGCCAGCAGCGGGTCACGGAGAACAGATTTACTGATGCCGCTTCGATGAGGCGGCATTGGAAATCAACGGAGGAAAAGTACATGGCTCAATTCGATATTGATTCACACCTCAGCAACGGCAAGCGTCTCGAATGGCTTGCCCTCCCAGATGCTGGTGAGCGCGCTGACGACGTGCTCAGCAAGGTGAAGCAGGCGGCCATCGACAAGTTCGGCGGCGTCGTTTTCTTTAACCGCTGGGAGCGCGTCGTGGCGAGCAATGGCTACATCACCGTGCGGATGTATGCGTGATGAGGCTGTTCAAACCCATGAAAGGGTGTCGCGTCTTTACGAGCGACAAGCACATGACCAAGCCAGCCGGTGAGCTACTCGGCTGGGTGGATCGGGTAGATGAAAACCTCTGTTACTTCCGCGAGGTTGGCGGCGGCATGGATGTTTTGATCTGGCGGTTCACCAACAGCGGGAACGGTAGCCAGTACCTGAACGCTTGGCATGAGTTTTTGGCATGACGATTTCACTGGCTGGCCTTGGCGACAGGGCCAGACGGGAAATCAACCGGAGAATCACGATGACGCGCAATGAACATGAAGAAGTCGAAAGCTATGCACTGGCAGCAATGATCGGCCTTGTCTCTGCGAACGATTATCCACCCGAGCTGATCGCGGCCAGAGCCTTCGATATCGCCGAGGCATTCCAGCAAGAGAAGCTCAACCGCATTGGTGATAAACCACCATTTGACTGCTGAGCAACCAGCGCCACGACAGCCTGTCGTTAACTGCCCGATCCTCTCTATGAGAGCGCATCGGGGTGTGATTTGGAGTTTGCCTCGGCGGATCAGGGGCGCCCTGCGTGCGGGGTGGTGTCGACTAGGTAGCGCTGCCGAAATCGACGTAATTCTTTTGGGTTCGAATCCCTACCAAATCACACCCGATGCGGACGAAACTGCGGCCTATAACCGCCCACCTGCATTAATCCCAGAATCGGTTGTCATCGAGCGCTGGTGAACTGAACACGGCCGTGGAACTCGTCGCCGGAGACGTAACCGGCATCCCTCCCCCGAAAAACCCCGAATGCACTCCCCTCCGCGCCCAACGGCAACCAGCGGAGCGGATGAGTGCATCCGACTTTTGTTGGATCAATCAACGAATGGAGAAAGCCATGAATTTTCAGCCACCAGATCCGGAACGCTTCGGGTCGTGCTTGAAGTGCAATAGCCTGATCGAGGAGTCGGAACAGTCAGGCGGCGTGTGCTTCGAGTGCCAAGCCGTCGACGCCGCAAAGGAACCGGCCTTTCCTGTTGGCGCCAACGAATACGGCGGGCACGGCACCTGCTTCGGGGTCACGGTTCGCGACTACTTCGCAGCCAAGGCAATGCAAGGCATCTGCTCTCACGCAGACACATGGGGCTTGATCAGCAACGAGAAAATCGCAGCTGCATCTTACGAGCTCGCCGACGCCATGATCGCCGCCCGCTCCGCCTAACCCCAAACACTGGAGGTCGCCATGGCCCGCACCTACGAGTATTGGACGGTCAAGGATGGCGAGGACGTCTCGATCAACCTGACCGTTGTTTATTTTTCCCAATCGAAAGGAAATTTCAGTTCGCAAGCTGCCGATCCCGATGAGTACTTCGGGCATTGCGAAATCAATTGGGAATCGAAGGACGACACCAGCTTTATGACGGAATCCGAGATCGCCTCAATGGAGGAATGGCTTGTAAACGAGCATTCCGAGTATCTGGCCGATCAAGCCTATTACGACTGACCCGCCAAGCTGGAGGCAACCATGAACGCAGCACTGAAACTCTGCCAGGCCATGCACGACGCGCAGTTGCCTCGGATGGCGGCCGAAAGACCTTTATCGGAAACCGAAAAGGCTTGGGTTGCCAACGGCGTGGAGCAGTTGGTGCGGCTCGAGAACGACGTAACGTTCAATCGCCGTAATCGCAGACCCCAAGGCGTCACGGTAGATGATCTGGCCCTTGCGGTAGATGAGCATGTGAATGGTCGAGCTGCTGACTTCCAGATCCACACGCCAGCTCTCGGCTATCTCTTGATCTCTGCGAAGCACGGTCGCGCCGACAAAACAGCCGCTGATGAGCTGCTGGGCAACAGCGAACATGCATACGGCAAGCTCGGCGAGCTGGCTGAGGCCCTACTTCGGCCCTTGGCTCGTGACGCGCTGATCGCCCAGGCCGAGGATGACTCACTGTGAGCATGAGCCCGCACGTCCTCATCGGCGAGGAGCTGGAGACCTTGAGAGAGCCAGCAACACCGATCAGTTGGTCGGTGATGATCCAGAAAACGCTCACCGAAATGATGGCCGACGAGCGCATCACCATCGAAGAATTCAACCACTACTGCGGGCGCCTCAACAAGATTGTTGCAGGGCGCAAGGAGTTGTCATGACCACGCCAATCTACAAGTCTCTGGTCGATGAGCAAATTGAAGAACTGCCATCCGACCGAATGATCTTGGCATTCACCCACACCAAGTGGCTCGGTGCGCTTTCACTGGCGCACGACGCGGGTATCCCGGACGTGCATGCATGGAGTGGCCGGGCCTGCATGTGTGGTGAATGGACGGTCGCCTACGAGGTGAAAGCATGAATCTCGTCTACTGGGTTCTAGTCGTGATTCTGGTTGCCGGCGCAGGCGCCTACGGCATCGTGAAAGACGGCCAGGGTACTTGCCAGGTGCCCCGCTCCACCACCTACAACGTGTTCCGATGACCGGTCGGCAGATGGCACGCCGCATTCTCATTCGGCGCGGATCGTTCTCTGACATCGGCGTTTTCACCTTCCTGATGCTGCTCAGCGCCCTCGCCGACCGCATCACTCAATAACCCAAGCATTCAATCGCTGCGCATGTCGCGGCAAGGATTCCCCATGTCCGCAGTAATGAAACAGGCTGATCATCTGCCAGCCATTTCCGAGGACGCACTCGTCGAAGTCCTGAGCGGAAGCCTGTATCCAGGCGCGGCGCACAACTCGGTAGTGATGGTGCTGGCCTACTGTAAGGCCGCCCAGCTCGATCCGATGCTCAAACCAGTGCACATCGTTCCGATCTATCAGAAAGGTCGTGGGATGGTCGACACCGTGATGCCTGGCATTGGCCTGTACCGCATTCAGGCGGCACGTACCGGGCAATACGCCGGCATCAGCGACCCTGAATACGGGCCACCGATCACCGCCAAGCTTGGTGGTGTCGATGTCACCTATCCCGAGTGGTGCCGAGTGACGGTAAAGCGCCAGATGTCTAACGGCCTTGTGGCCGAGTTCACAGCCAGCGAGCGCTGGCTTGAGAACTATGCCACTGCCAGCAAGGACACTGTCGCCCCGAACTCGATGTGGAAGCGCCGAGCTTTCGCCCAGCTCGCCAAGTGCGCCGAGGCGCAGGCGCTACGCAAGGCGTTCCCCGAGGTCGGATCGGCGCCGACGGCAGACGAGATGGAAGGCAAGACTTTCGACGAGGCTCCGCGCGATGTGAGTCCGCAGCGGCAGCAAGAGCCTGAGCCCGAGGCTCTTCCGCCCTACTCCGATGATCTCCTGAAAGAGAACATCGCCAAATGGCAGCCACTGGTTGATGCCAACCGAACCAGCCCAGAACACCTGATCGCGACCATCAGCAGCAAATACACGCTGAGCCCGGCCCAGATCGAAAAAATCCAGAACCTCAAAGCCATCGACGGAGACACAGCATGAAAATTCACAACGTAGCTCAAGGCTCCGCCGAGTGGCACGCATTGCGCGCTCAGCACTTCACCGCCTCCGAGGCGCCCGCAATGATGGGCGCTTCGAAGTACCAGACCCGCACCGACCTGCTGACCATGAAGAAAACCGGCATTGCGCCGGAGGTCACTCAGGCGCAGCAGTACATCTTCGACAAAGGCCACGCAACTGAAGCGCTCGCCCGGCCGCTGGTTGAAGTCATGATCGGCGAGGAGCTGTATCCAGTCGTTGGCACCGACGGCAATCTGCTCGCCTCCATGGACGGCGCGACGATGCTGGGCGAGACCCTCTTCGAGCACAAGCTTTGGAACGAATCACTGGTCGCCCAGGTGAAGGCCGGCGAGCTGGATCCGCATTACTACTGGCAGCTTGAGCAGCAATTGCTGGTGAGCGGCGCCGAGCGCGTGATTTTCGTTTGCTCCGACGGCACCGCCGAAAACTTCGTGCATATGGAATACCGACCTGTCGCCGGCCGCGCCGCGCAGTTGGTCGAAGGCTGGAAACAGTTCGAGGCCGACCTGGCCAGCTTCGAAATGGCCGAGACGCCGTCGATTGTCGTGGGCAAGGCCCCGGACGAGCTGCCAGCGCTACGCATCGAACTGACCGGCATGGTCACCGCGAGCAACCTCAAGGTGTTTGAGGATTCGGCTCTCGCTGTCATCGACTCTGTGAAAACGACCCTGCAGACCGACCAAGACTTTGCCGATGCCAAGAAAGCGGTCAAGTGGTGCGGCGATGTCGAAGAAGCGGTCGCGGTAGCGAAGAAACAAGCGCTCTCCCAAACCCAAAGCATTGACGAGCTTTTCTCGTCTCTTGATCGAATCAGCGCACATGCTCGCGAGACGCGCTTGAAGGTCGACAAGCTTGTGAAGGCTCAAGAGCTGCTGGTGAAGACCAACATCAAGCAGAAGGCTGAGCAGGCGCTGGCGGATCACGTCGCGGCCATCAATAAAACACTGGGCCGGGTAACGCTGCCAGCGGTTACTTCCGACTTCGCCGGCGCGATGAAGAACAAGCGCACGATCACCAGTTTGCAGGATGCCGTTGACACCGAGCTGGCTCGAGCAAAAATCGCCGCGAGCCAGTCGGCAGATGCCATTCGCTTGAATCTGACCAGCCTGGCCGAGCTCGCGCCCGACCATGCATTCTTGTTCAACGACATCCAACAGCTTGTTCTGAAGGCCAACGATGACTTGGTCGCGCTGATCAAGGTGCGAATCTCTGAGCACCAGAAAGCCGAGGAGGAGAAAGCCGAGGCGCAGCGCGAGCAGATCCGGCAACAGGAGCTGCAACGGATCGAAGCTGAGGCGAAAGCCAAGGCCCCTGTTGAGCCTGCACCAGTCGCCAGTCCAGCACCGGTAAAAGCAGCCTCGCCTGTTCAGTCTGCCTCGAAGCCAACGACCACAACTGCGGCGCCGACGAACCTGCAGGCCGAAGTGTTTGATCTGGAAGAGCTGATCAAAGCGGTTGCTTACGGCCAAGCGCCAATCTCGGTGCTGACCGTGAACTGGGAAAACCTCGACGCGCTGGTCGCCGATCAGGGCAACAAATTCAGCATGGCCGGCGTGAGGCTGGTAAAGGTGGCAGCATGATCAGCAACCACCTCAACCTCGTCGAGCAGCACCGACCGGACGCCGAATCGATCGCTGAACGAATTGCACAGTACCTGGCCTCCGGCGGGCAGATCGACCAACTGAAAAGCCCGCCGCGCAATCCGCTGCCACCGCCCCGCTCGAAGAAAATAGACCCTGAAACGGTCCTCAAGCGGCGGCCGAAGCCGATATCGGCGGCCGAACGCAAGGCGCTGCGCAAAATGGCGGACTCGCTATGAAGTCGAAACGCAAACCCAACAACGGTTTCGCCCGGGCTGAACGCAGTTGCCGGGCGCTGCTGCGAACCAACCACGTCGCGGTCGTAAACATTGATCCCAGCGGAAGCCAGATCATGGCGAACTGGAAGAGCTGCCGGCAGATCCGCAGTCTGGCGATCGCCAACGCGATCTTCGACTTCTCCTACCGCTGGACGATCTACATCGCCGCTATGTGTCGAGACGAGCGCGGCGCCGAGTACATCAAGTCGGTCGAGATCTCGCCCGAGGGCATCTACAAGGTCGAGCGCCTGACCGATGCCATCGAGCATTACTACCTGGAGCTGCGCAACAGCGCGAACCCGAACCATCTGGTCGCATCGGGCTGGATCGCCATTCCCGACGAGATCTCGATGGACGAAGCCCAAGCCGCGAAGCTGTTCTACTCCGCCGGCGCCTGGCATCAGGTGAAGGTCGCAGCGTGAGACGTTTTCGCACCCAGCAACGCAAACGACAGACCTGGCTGGACTTGCCGGCCAGCGGAATTGAAGAGGTGGGCCATGGCCGAAGTACAGGAGCCGACGAAGGAAGCGATCAAGCAAAAGAAAAAGCGCGAGAAGGCAGCAGCAAAGGACGCTGCATTGGGCGTCGAGAAGTTTACGGTTGAAGTGGCCGGCGTGTTCAAGCCAGACCTCAAGCGGGTCATGGCAGCCCACGGCATCAACAACCAGCAGGAGGTTTACCAGCTGCTGCTGATGAACCTTATCGCGGCAGACTTCGATACTCAGACCAAGATGCTTCGCTGTGTCACGACACCTTTTGTCATTACCGAAAAGGTGTCGGAGGCATTTCGATTAAAGAGCTTGGCCGAGATTGAAAAAGACCCAGGCGACGAAATATTACAGCTGCAACGGCCGACTACCTTAGATCTGATGTAGCCAAGCGCTCCAAAATAGCGCTATGTAGTAAATCTTGCCTATATGGTTTCAGGTCGTCATCAGCGGCACCCGCGAGATATTCAGCATGCAATACATTCGCAATCATAATTTTATATTGTTTCGAAAAAATCATCACATAAAAGATGAGTAGCTTTTCAGAGGAAGACATTTGGGCAAACACCGCACGCAGGGCGAACTCCATATTCCGCTGACCCTTTGAATTCTCAATCGCATACTGAATCAAATACAACATTGACTCTATATAACTGGCTACTGCAGGCCAATAGATTCGTTTCCATCGTTCAAATTGAGGAAGTAGCCGGCGATACATATCCGAACCCTGCCCACGCTCAGCTTTGTATAAGTATTCTTCTTGAAGGCTATTCAGCGCATACGCCATGGCACGATGCCCATCGTAGGTGTCTTTTTCATGTCCCGCACTGACGCCCAGAATTTTAACTGACGAAACTGCGCTGTGGCTCAATGTAAGCAGCTGAAACAAACGCGCATCAAAAAGCGCCTCCTCATGACGCTTTTCGGATTTTTTACTTTCAGCTTGCTGCGAGCGCAGTGTAACCATTAGCCCTACTAGAGCAAAAAAAGATAATAAAGGATTTAACACACCACCAAAATAGTCGCCGAACTGCCCCCAAATGGCTTGATCTGTAGAGCGTACAGATGGGAAGCTAGAAAAATAATTAACCGAAACCGATAAAATCAATAATATGCAAATTGATACTGCCAATATCAAAACATTGTTTTCCAGAAAAATTTTGAAACTTCTCCACAACCGGCTGGCTTTATCCATTTTTCCCTGCTCGACCCCGAAAATATTCAAACCATTATCACACTAAATGCATCCGTTCATGAATAGCGGAGCGTGACGGGAGTAACCATGGATATTACTTACGGCTCGGTCTGCTCCGGCATCGAGCCGTCGCATTCTCAAACAACTCTGAACCCACCCTCCACCGCCCGGGCATGCCCCGGCATAGGAAGCCCCATGCCCACAGAAAACAAACCGGCCGAGCCGCTGAAGGTTGAGCGCTCAACTGTGACCAAGCTGGTGATCACCGGCGCGCCGCGTCTCGACGCGATTACCGTGTTCCTTGAGGACTTCGGCCGCCGCGACTGCCCTACTGAATCCGACCCGAGCTATCAGACCGCCCAGGGCAAGATCACGGTCAATTGCTGGGACAACAGCTGGAGCGCCTACTGGGGCGGCATGGGTCCACGCACGGTGGCCGAGTTCGTGGCCGACTGTGATTGGCACTACGTCCTGAACTGCCTCGATCGCGGTATCAGCAGCACGCGGTTCAGCGGGAATGCCCTTCACACCTTCGCGAAAAAATGCATCGTCCAGCGCCGACGGCAAAAGACCGGCCGACATGACTGGGAGCTGGATGAGCTGAGCAAGGATGAGGCGCGTGAGCTCTGGCATGACATCGACGTTCTGCGAAGCGTGGAGTCGCCAAACGAGTGCTGGCATCACGACAGGCTGCTGACTGAACTGTTTGGCGATGAGTGGCACTACCCGGTTGGCGACAAGGCGGTCGAGGAGAATCACGAATTCAACTACCTGCGCCGGGTGGTTGAGGCAGTACAGGCTGCGCTGCGTCAACAACCGCTGGAGCAGCTAGCAGCTTGAATCAAGGCAACTGACTGTCGACCCATCGCTCAGCAGTGGCCAGCGCCTCCGCCAGCGCGCTTTGATAGTCCTCCCACGGGCCAGAGAGATCTGCAACAGTGTTGGCAAAACCTGGAACTTCACTAGCCTCAATGACATGAGCACCCACAGGGGCTTCGTCGTTGGGCTTGTCCCAGTCGAATTTGATGATCACTTCATGCCCTCGATATTCGTGGGCGATAGGCGTATCCAGACTGTGTGACATGTCCCTCTCCTGTGGGCTGCCCTGAGCAGAACTATCAGTTTCAACTATCCCGGTCGATTGCACTATTGAGGCAAAAGGCCACTCCCTCCCCCTTCAAAGTCAGCCGCTATAGCGGCAAGGACGAAGTCATGTCTGAAGAAAAAGTCGTGATGTACGAATCCCCCGAAGCCGCCAGCATTCAGACCCTCACTGGCTGGGTCGCAGCCGATGGCCGCTTCTGGGGCAACGATGAACACATGGCTCGCTGGTGCGGCGCCACTCACCGCCGGTGCGAGAAGAATCCAGATCATCCAATCCACGAGATCCGGAGCTACTGCCGCCAGTGCTACGAAGAAAGTCGTCTGGCGAAGTTTGCATCGATGCCGATCAAGGATTGGGCAGGCGAGCCGCTGGTCATTTTCGATGATGAAGAATATTTTTTCGACGAAGACAGCCTGCGTGATTACCTGATCGACAGCGATATTGATCTGGCAGACCAAAAGCTCTGCATCTGCGAGCCGAACATGCCGCGCGAACTAGACCCGTCCGACATATTTGTTGACGACCTTCCCGAGGATGGCGAAATCCGAGATCAGCAGCTTGTCGCGGCGTTCGAACTGTTGAACGAGATGATCCGTCAGTCCGAACCGCTGTCGTGGTCGGAGGGCAAGTTCGCGGCACGCCTTCCGCAATCGCTCATCGACGAGGTCACAGCTGCGAGATCCGCACCATGATCACCAAGTGCTTACTCGGCTGCACCCTCTTCTTCTGGCTTCCATTGGTACTGACCATAAAGGCGGTGATCGGATGAGCGAACAACACCGTATTTTGGTCGGTGACTGCATCGACATGATGCGGACGCTGCCGGACAAATCAGCTCATACCTGCGTTACCAGCCCGCCCTACTTCGGCCTGCGCGATTACGGCGTGGAAGGGCAGATAGGTTTGGAGGAAACACCGGGCGAGTTCATCGCTCGCCTGGTCGAGGTATTCCGCGAAGTGCGTCGAGTACTTCGCGACGACGGCACGGCCTGGGTGAATATGGGCGACAGCTATGCCGGCAGCTGGGGCGCCCAAGGCAGACCTCAAGGTGACGGCCAGATGTCTGGCCGCAGCGTCACCTCGGCCCGCCAAATCAACGAGCATCCGCGCTTCAAATCCGGTACCGGCGTGCGCGGCCGGGAGATGGGCATGAAGTCGAAGGACATGATGGGTATGCCTTGGCGCTTGGCATTCGCCCTGCAGGATGACGGCTGGTACCTGCGACAGGACATCATCTGGAACAAACCAAACCCGATGCCGGAGAGCGTACGCGACCGCTGCACCAAATCGCACGAATATGTGTTCCTTCTCAGCAAGTCGAAAAAATATTACTTCGACCAAGCGGCAATCCTTGAGCCGTGTTCGCCGAACACCCATGCCCGGCTGTCGCAAGATGTTCAGGCTCAGATCGGCAGCGAGCGGGCAAACGGTGGCGCGAAGAGCAACGGCAACATGAAAGCAACTACGCGGAAGACCAACGGTGTTGGTTGGGGTCATGGAAGCGATGCCGAGGAGCGCCAGCGGGGACGGGTCAAGGATAACGACTCGATGAATTCAGCACTCGCGATCATGCCGACGGAGCGAAATAAGCGCAGCGTCTGGACTGTGGCCACACACAGTTTCAAGGGCGCCCACTTTGCTACATTCCCGCCCGATCTAATCCGCCCCTGTGTTCTCGCCGGAGCCCCGCGCGGAGGTGTGGTGCTGGACCCGTTCGGCGGCGCCGGTACCACTTCGCTGGTGTCGATGCAGGAAGGTCGGCGTTCTATCATCTGCGAGCTGAATCCAGAATACGCCGCAATGGCTCGGCGCCGAATCGACGCCGCCTGGCTCGACGGCGCAGCGCAGATGGACGTTTTTCACGACGCCGCAACAGCCTAACCCCTCCCCCAACTCAACAGCCTGCCGGTGTACGGCGGGCGAGGTATCCCTATGTCCGAAGAAAAGAATGCATTCCGCGACGCTGCTATCGAAGCCATCTCGGATATGGCTCAGCACCTGCCGCTTGATTGCGAGCTGCTGGTGGTGGCCTGCCGTCCCGGCAAGAAAGACTTCGACCTCGTGCTGCCGTCGCCCGAGTCGAACCTGAACAATGCCCTGGACGCGCTGCGCCGAAACGGGCTGAGCATCGACGGCGACAACGCCTACAAGCGTGACTTGCTTGATGTTGTCGTCGGAGCGCTGGCTCTCGGCGCGCAGAACAGCAACCCGCCGCCATCCTCTCACTGGGCAACGCGATTCTGGGAAATCGGTCGGGAAGAGCGCGAGTTGCACGAAGACCTGGTCGCGGCACTGAAGCTCACCCGCGAGAACCTGCGCGCCTGCCAAGCCACCATTCACCTGGCAGGCGGGTTCGACCCCGCCTACGTCAACGATGCGCAGGCTGCCATGAAGGTTGCCGACGCAGTTCTGGCCAAGGCCGGCGCATAACCCATCACCACCTTCTGCCGCCACGCGCGGCATAAATTCAAGCCAAGCCGAAATCGGCGAGGAGTTTCAAATGGCAGCGACAGAAAACATCGATCGTTTCCTGCGCCTCGACGAGGTGCTTCACACAACCGGTCTTGGCCGTAACACGGTTTATCGCCGGATCAGGGAGGGCACCTTCCCGAAACAGGTTAGAATAGGCCCCAACTCGGTCGCCTGGCGTCAGTCTGCTATCTCGCAGTGGATGCTCGATTTGAACCCCAGCAACGACCAATCAGTACATTGATCAGTACACCAGCAACTGACAATTCAACAGATCCCGCTAAATTCAAGCCCTACAGGTCATACCGTGGAAATCTTCAAAGA